ACCAAAATGGGTTTCTTTGGAAGACTTGAGACATGTGCATACTAAAATTAACGAACAGGAACTAAGAATACATCTAAGGTCTATAAGTGTTTGATCCAAATAAAGAAGAAGAAGATTCTGGGTATGTTAAGTTTTCTTTCAATGGCTCAGAGTTAGACCCCGAGTTCGTGATAGAGACCTGTTTTCCAAAAGGGTTGTCTCTCAATGAAACTATTGACTTTATGGCACAAATGCTGTTCTATATACATAGCGGAAACCTAACAGAACAAAATGCCTCTGCTGTTCTTCAAAATTGCTCTGAAGCGGGGCAGTATGAACTTGGTGCTAGGATTATCCAAAGATGGCACCAGTATGAAGAGAGCAACTCTTATAGCCCCTCTTCCAGTGACCCTTGCGTTCCACCTTCCATCCTTTTTCCGAGGAAGAATCTATGAAAAAGAAATTTGCTTGGGAAAAGTGGTTCAATCCACTGGACGAAGAACTAGAGTCCATGAAGAATGAGATGAATGATCTTATGGATGAAATGCCAAATGTCTTTCCCGAAGAAGAAGAGGCGCAACATCAAATCTTTCCTATAATCCAACAGCCTCCACCTTTTGGTCTTGTATCAGCAATAAATGAACAGAACCGTTTTATAAATTCGTTTGACTTTTGGGTTATGCATACAAATTTTGATGTGACGGAGGAAATAAAGAACCTAATAGAAAAAACTCCGGGAGTAGAGAGCATAACTGTTTTAACTAGATATAGGATCAAGATAGGGCTTACTAAGTCAGGGCTGTTTAATAATACGCAAGTTAAACAATTAATACAAAATAAGATTATAGCGCTTGATAGTAAGTCAAAAGCGATCCAAGAAGACTACCTTTCGGATATAATCTTCGATACTCCGACACAAGAGATGATTGAAAAAACAAAGGAAGATCTTGGGGATTCTGACTGTAAATACTGGTCTTTCTACGTTTTTCCAAATGGTCAGTTATCGGTAGAGCAAGTTGAATCCAAAGATGAATTAGATGAAAAAGTGCAATTTTTCCAAACAATCGAATATTTGATTGGTGGGAAGGTTTTCTACTCGACAGCGGAGTAGTTTGGGGTATATATTATATAGGACTGGATCTATAATTGTTAGGAATAAAAGGAAAAAACTACAGCAATAATCATGAAAGGTTTTTATCATGGCTGTAAATACACATAAAGTCGCTGCAAGCGACGGAACAACCGCCAATCCTGCACAGGTTCAGGGCGGTACATTTATCGACGGCGGCGATACATCTGCATCTGCTGCTATTACCAATCGTCTCGGAATGGGTCTCAAAAGAGATCTCTCTGGAAACGGGCCTACTGAAAATGTACATGGCAAAGTTGCCAAAGCAGGGACTTGGGCTTACCAAGCCGCTGGAGAGTACGTGGTTCGTAGAATGGCTACTACTATCAATGGTTCCGCAGACGATGTTCTGCAATCTGGTGGAAGTAATCATCCACGACGTAGTATTCATGTCCGTTCCGATCAAATCGGTGCTAAACTAGGCACAGCACATCGAGCTGGTTACTGGCGACCGACTGGAATTTCCGGTCAGCGCAACAACTGGTCTTCGAGTCTTAGTTCTGCTAATGCAAACTATGCCGCAAATACAGGGTCTCTATCCGCTACGTCTGATGACGCAGCTAGAGTAACGCCTTGGAACTCAAGCGGAATTCCTGCTGAGCTTGTTTACCTAGAAACCGGAAAAGTTTCTACTGCAAACATGAAGGATTATCCTTACAAGTCTGCTGTTGGGTAAACCCTTAGTTTTCAAACTGGAGAGACGGGGTTCGCCCCGTCACTTCTTTTTCCCTTTTTGGAGAGATAAGAGATGAAAGACGCTTGGAGAAGTATAGCAGTTGCGGCTGTAAGTTGCCTGACCTTAATGATAGGGTTTTGGTTAGTTGAGGCAAGAGAATATGTTTCTAGGGCGGAAGTCAGTGAGATGATTAAAACTCAGTCGCCATATGTGGCTGACAGACAATTAATTCTCAGCGGAATGGAAAACTTAAGTAGAACACTGGAAGATAATAACAAGGCAATCAATAGCCTTAACGTGGAGATTGCTCGTTTAAGAGCAGAGTTAGATAAGATAAGAGAATAGGAGGTTACTAACGTGGGCAAGACTCTCAGAGGGAGGCAAAAGGATACAAGAACAAAAAAGAGGTTGAGAGAAGAGAGGGACAGGCGAAGAAAAAGGCATGAAGGCGGTAAAAAATAAGTACAGCCATCGTGCAGGTGATATAATAAATTAATTAAGGAAAGCAAGTCGGGCAAGGAAGCCTTTTTTCACTAACACTTTCAAGGAGAAAATCCATTATGGATAAGCTAAAGAGCTTGATCAAGTCTCGTCGCTTCTGGACTGCGGTAGCTAGTGTCGTGGTTGTAGCCATGAACGAAGCACTCGGCATCCCAGAAGACACAGCTAATGCTATTGCTGCAATCGGCGTTAGTTGGATTGTTGGCGATTCATTGCGAACGACCGAATAAGGTCGCTAGCAAGCCATATCGCCCGCAGTTTTATTCGCTGTAAAGCTGCGGGCTTTTTTTATAATCACAAAGTTGGACAACAGACGTAAGAAGGATTTTTAGTAAGTGGACTCTATCAAAGTTAAGAAGCGCAATGGAAGACTACAAGATGTAAACTTAGATAAGATTAATAAATGTGTTGAAAGAGCGTGTGTAGGATTAGAAGATGTATCAGTCAGTGAAGTAGTATTAGATGCGAGCCTCCAGTTGTACAGCAAAATTACAACTGTAGAGATAGACAAAGCTCTTATTATGTCCGCTCGCTCAAAAATAGAGAAGGAGCCCAACTACTCTCAAGTAGCGGCTAGGATGCTCCTGAATAATCTTTACAAAGAAGTGTTTGGTGAAACCGTAGACAGTGATACCTTCGATTTTCAATACAGAAAGTCTTTTGTACAAAACATCAAAAAACTAATTAAAGCCGGTAGGCTCAGTGAGAGACTGTTAGAGTATGATCTTAAATTTCTCTCAAACTCTATTGACCTAGAAAATGATAAAAGATTTAAATATCTAGGAATACAGACTTTATATGACAGATACTTCATCCATATAGATGGGGTTAGAATGGAGACCCCACAGTCTTTCTGGATGAGGGTCGCTATGGGTCTGTGTTTGAATGAAGAAAATAAGGAAGAGAGGGCGCTGGAGGTCTACAATATGATCTCCCAGTTCCGCTACTGCCCTTCTACGCCCACTTTATTTAATAGTGGCACTTGTCGCTCTCAACTTTCTTCCTGCTATCTGAGTACTGTTGAAGATTCTATTGATGGAATTTTTGGAACTATTCATGGGCAGGCAAGGTTATCAAAATATGCTGGTGGCCTTGGTGTGGACTGGACACCCGTTCGTTCTTCAGGGTCTTATATTCAAGGAACAAATGGACAATCGTCTGGATTGATTCCTTGGTTAAAGATCTTTAACGATACTCTTGTGGGTGTTAATCAGGGCGGCAAACGCAAAGGGGCTGGATGTGCCTACCTCGAAGTATGGCACTTGGACGTTGAGGATTTCTTAGATCTCCGAAAAAATACTGGGGACGACAGAAGAAGGTGCCATGATATGAACACCGCCTTATGGGTGTGTGATGAGTTCATGCGGGCAGCTTCAAAGGATTTAGATTGGTATTTGTTCGATCCAGCCGAGTGTCCAGAGCTACACGAATTTTTTGGCAAGAAGTTTTCATCTGCCTATAAGAAACGTAAGAAGATGGCAGAGAATGGAGAGATAAAGTCTTTCAGGAAGATCAGTGCGAAGACGCTCTGGAAGAAGATGTTGCGCTCTCTGCACGAGACTGGGCATCCTTGGATTACCTTCAAAGACCCCTCAAACATAAGATACAGTAACAAGCATGAGGGTACTGTACACTCGTCTAATCTGTGTACAGAAATCCTACTGCATACTAAGCCGACCTTATATGAAAATGGTGAGGTTAAGCAGGTTGGAGAAACCGCTGTATGTAACCTAGCCAGCATAAACCTATCAAATCATGTGAAAGTAAGGACGATAGATTGGAAAAAACTTCAAGAAACTGTGGAAACAGCAGTCCGAGGGTTGGATAATGTAATAGACATTAATTTTTACCCAACTAAAGAAGCAGCCAAGTCTAACTTGAGGAATAGACCTGTGGGGCTTGGAATCATGGGTACTCATGATGTCTTACATAAACTGAATATTCCCTACAACTCGGAAGAAGCAGTCGGTCTGTGTGGACAGATTCAAGAATTTGTTTCATATTGGGCAATACTGACTTCCTCCAAGATTGCAAAAGAGAAAGGCTCGTATGAGTCGTATGATGGCTCTGAGTGGTCGAAGGGGAATCTTCCTATTGATACTTATTGTTCTTTAATGAATGAAAGATATTCAGTAGAGACGTATAAACCTAAGAAGTTTGAAAATTTAGAGTGGAACAAGGTAAGGGATCACATAGCCGAACATGGGATGAGAAATTCAAATGTTATGGCAATAGCCCCTACAGCAACGATATCATATATACAGGGCTGTGCTCAATCAATCGAGCCAGACTATTCGATGCTCTATGTGTATTCTACGCTTAGCGGAGAGTTTACTATGGTTAATGAGTATTTTGTTGACTTAGCAAAGAAGAAGGGCATATGGTGTCAGGAGTTAGTAGATGCTCTGAAAGCCGCAGATGGAGATGTTATGGCTATTGACCTAGACGATGACATCCAAGCGGAGTTTATGACTGCATTTGATGTGGGGTTTGACACGCTCATCGGATGCGCCGCTGAAAGACAAAAGTGGATAGACATGGGCCAGTCCCTTAACCTGTACAATAAAGGCACGAGCCTTAAGTATTTAAATGACATGTATATGAAAGCTTGGGAGGCTGGGTTGAAAACCACATATTATTTAAGAAGTAAAGCTGCTACTAGAGTCGAGAAGTCTACAGTAGAAGCTGTTAAGGAGGAGCCCGACATTGAATCAGATGTTCTGCCTCAAGCTTGCTCCATAGATGATCCAGATTGCGAGAGCTGCCAATGAGGTTCTATGAGTTCAAGCAGTCAGATACATCTCCATTGAAGTATCGGGTAGAATTAAGCTCAGAAGAAGCTGAAAAAATAAAAGATTTGCTATATCGAATAATTGAAAGACTGAATAAAGATGAAGAAAAGTAAGGAAATCATTTCGGATAAGGTTGCCGTAGTAAACCAGATTTTACCCCATGTCAATAAGTGGGCTTGGGATTTATTCATTGATGGGGCAGCCAATAACTGGATGCCTACAGAAA